GGAGAATGGTCAACTCCCCAAGCCTTCTTTGAAAAGTTGGATTGGCGCTTCGGTCCCTTTACCCTAGATCCCTGTGCCGATGCCGACAATACGAAATGCACTCGATTTTTCAGCGAAGACGATAATGGACTCACACAGGACTGGGGAGGGTGCACAAGTTTCGTTAATCCTCCATATGGTCGCGGAATAGAGAAGTGGATTCAAAAGGGATACACCGAATCGCGGAAAAAAGATACCAGGGTAGTAATGCTCATCCCGTCCCGGACCGATACAAAGTATTGGCACAACTATGTAATGAAAGCAGAAGAAGTATATTTTATCAAGGGGCGCCTAAAGTTTGGCGATAGTCAAAACAGTGCCCCTTTTCCGTCAGCCGTTATAGTGTTTGACGGGAGCAACCAACAACAAATTTTTGGTACCATTAACAAATAAGGAGACAAACAATGGCAGCAGAGGAAATTTTAGATGCAGCAATTTTACAATTGCGCGCAAAATCACTGGAGACTTTTGGAATAATTAAGGATCTAAGCAAGCAAGACACCCACGAGGGGCATGCCGACAAGGTCGCCAACGCGGCTTTGAGACTCGCCCAGCTTGAAGGGGGTCTCATTACGCTTCAGCAGTACCAAAGTGTGCTGTTGGAATATGCGAAGACCCCAATAGTCGAAGAGGAGCCCCCCGAAGAGGTTCCGCCGGAAGATCATGTTATAACACCCGAGCAATCCCCCACTTTGCGCCGGTCTCTAGAAAAATAAGGACAAACAAGTGAACCGAAAAATTCGCCGCGATTTAGAAAAGAAATTGGGGAAAGAAGCCACAGATGAAATGGCTGAAAAGATTTTTCAGTTCAATAAGTTACCCGAGGAATGCAGCGCCTGTCGTCAAGAATTTGACAAACAAAACAAAAGCATGGTACAATCATGGACCGTAGTGGCGCGTGAAGAAACAGTGCGCTTGTTTTGTCCCGAGTGCATTCGAAAAACACAAGAGGTATTAAATGGCAATTGACAGACTCTCCCGAGAAGCACTACAACAAATAATCGAAGGAAGCATCAAAGAAGATGCCACCTGCGTTATAAAGTTTTATTCTAATAAATGTCACATGTGTCACGCGCTTCAAGAATATTATTTTGATATTTCTCAAGATGCCAGATATGATGATTTACATTTTTTTGCATTTAACATTGATGACTATCCGACAGCGGAGAAGATTTTAAAATTTCAAGGGGTACCCACTATTTGTGTGGTGCACACCAACATCGGAAAGAGAAAGTCTACCTTTAGAATAATGCCAGAGCCTGAAAAACCGAGCGAGAAGACATGGTATAAAGTAAGAGACATCAAATCATTTATAAATCGCGAGGCACTGTGAGAAAGACCCTTTCGTATGATGATGTGCTATTGATCCCTCAATACTCTACCATCCGCAGCCGCACCGAAGTAGACATGTCGGTAGACTTGGGACGGGGACTCTCCCTTCAGCTTCCGATCTTATCATCACCAATGGACACCATCTCAGAGAAAGACATGGCAGTGGCTATGGGTATCTCCGGCGGTGCAGCCATTATCCATCGCTACAACACGCTTCAAGAACAGGTGTCCATTGTTTCTCAAGCCAAAGAAGGCAATCCTACCCTGACAGTCGGGGCTGCTATCGGCGTGGGTGGAGACTTTTTAAACCGGGCTGCAGCCCTTCGCGCCGTTGGTATCGATTTTGTGTGTGTCGATGTGGCCCACGGACACCACCTTTCTGTAAAAGAAGCCATTGGCGCCCTGCGGAATATATTAGGAGACATGCACATTATGGCAGGAAACGTTGCCACCCTCGCCGGTATAAATGATCTAGCCGATTGGGGTGCTGACTCAGTGCGCTGCAATATTGGGGGAGGCTCCATATGTTCCACTCGCACCCAAACAGGACATGGCATGCCCGGGCTTGAAACAGTGTTTGAGTGCGCACAGACAGATCGCGATGTAAAAATTATTGCTGATGGGGGGATCCGCACTTCGGGAGATATTGTGAAGGCTCTTGCTGCCGGCGCCGATGCTGTGATGTGCGGTTCTTTATTGGCGGGCACCGCAGAGACGCCCGGCAAAGTCATGCAAGATAAGGATGGTCACCGCTGGAAGATATACCGCGGCATGGCTAGTAAGGAAGCCCAAATAGAATGGAGAGGAAAATACTCTTCTTTTGAGGGGGTCGCGAGCCGCGTACCTTATCGCGGGCTAGTTGCCTCCATTCTTGAAGATCTTCAACGAGGGATCCGATCTGGTTTTTCTTATTCGGGAGCGAGAACGATTGGTGAACTCCACGCCAAAGCAGAATTCATCCAACAAAGCGGGGCTAGCCAAACAGAAAGCGGCACCCACATTCACCGAAGAGACTGGTGAAACATGAGCGATTACGGGAAAAACACCAAGAAGATAGTATTCACAGATACCGACCATCGCCACGCCCAGCTGTTAATACGGCTTAAACATGATGGTATGAAACAATCAGAATTTTTTCGTGCTATCGTGGGGGGATACATCGAAGGAGATGAGCGACTTCAAAATTATATTGACGAAGTAAGCACCCTTTCTAAAAAACGAAAAGGTGTCTCCAAGACCCTTAGAACCCGCGGGAAAAGTCTCGTGAACGATTTAGGACTCAATGATGGGGAGATCGAGAATATTTTCGATATTCTTGAGGAAGAGTATCCCGAATTATGAAAAAGGGTGGTCTTCGGGGGTGTAGCAGAAAATGCATGGAAAAGAAAGTTACATGCGCAGAAAGGGAGTGTAAATTTTATATTGAACATCCCGAAGATTATAATTGTTGCTTAGTTGCTATTTACGAACACGGACCAATGACATTAAGACAAATTGGAGAACGTTTGGGAATTTCGTTTGCTCGGGTTAAACAGATTGAAACTATCGCCTTACGCAAAATGAAAGCAAACTCTTTATTTTCTTGACAAATATAGTATATTGTGAATTTAAATACTATTTATTGGTGAAATTCTATTTTTAAGGAGAAGAATCCATGTCCCGTAAAACCCTATTAACAGAGGCTCAGGTTCGCCAGTTTATGAAGTTGGCTAGCTTGCGACCCATTAACCCAGTAAGACTCACCGAGTTTGGGTACGACGAGTCTCAAAACGAAGGACTCATGGGCGCCGGCGGTGAGGAAGACGAACTAGAGGCTGAACTTGGCGCCACCGAAGACGAGTTGGGCGCAGAAGATGAACTAGCCGGCGAAGAAGGCGACGAATTAGGGGACCTTGATGCCGATTTGGGAGCCGAAGATGGTGGGGGCGACATGGTCTCCGTCGATGACTTTATGTCCGCACTTGAAACTGCTCTGGAAGACGTGATGGGTGAACCCACCACGGTAGACTTGGACGCAGGTGAAGAAGAAGAAGAAGTGGAAGCCGACCTAGAACTGCCTGGTGGTGAAGAGTTAGAGTTGGGCGCCGAAGAGGAAGAGGAGCTTCCCGGTGGTCGCGATCTTTACGAGAATGAAGATGACCTTGTAAACGAAGTTGCACGACGTGTGGCCGCCAGACTAGTCAAGGAAAAGAAGACAAACGATCTTTCAACTCAACTTGCCGAAAGAATATTCAACCGAATCACGGCTAAGTAACTTGACAAAAAACTCATTCAGTAGTATAATAATCACCAGAGAGTAACTTGTTGGTGGTTATTTGTATTTTGTATTAGAGGGATCACATGGAATGGCTGTTATATTTTCTAGTTTTTGTCTTTGGATATATAGCGTCTAAGGCGCTTTACTTTGTACGAACAACGCGCCTAAGCCTTCAGATGCTCAAAGCATCTCACTTGATTTACCTGTCGGTAATGATTAAGGCATTAGAGAATCTGTCTTATTCGCGCGAAATGATGCTGGAATATATGATTCGTGCAGAAAAGGGTGCCGCCCAAATCACCTCATTTGAGTTGAGGTTTGATGAAGACGTCAGGGCACTAAAAGAGCGTTCCATTCAGCTATTAATGCGCGAGCACCCGCCGTTTTTTCAGACTGCGATAGAGTTTGATGATTGGGACTCTTCGATGGAACACTTGATGGATAACAAAGAAATGATTTTAGAATTTTGGATGCGAGACTAATGGGAAAAATTAAAGACCTCATAAAAGATTTAATCGGAGAGCCTAAGCCGAGCAAGATTGTAGTATTAGATCCGGCTACCGCAGAGGAGCTAACAGTGCTGCAGGGTGAGTCGGAGATGCGTATAGTGGGGTTGTTTACCGACGTCGCCGAAGAAAAGATCGCAGAACTAATTCACGCCATGCTCTATCTGAACGAGACAAACCGCGCCCAAGACTCAGAAGATAAGAAACGCCCCATTGAATTTTATATCTCCACCAACGGGGGGGCTGCAGATGATATGTTTGGCATGTACGACATGATGCGAACGATACGCAAAGAAACAGAAATCCACACCATCGGAGTAGGGAAAGTAATGTCAGCCGGCGTGTTGCTCTTAGCAGCCGGCACCAAAGGCAAGCGCAAGATTGGCAAGTATTGCCGTGTGATGATCCATTCGGTGAGCGGCGGTGGTCATGGTGCGCTTCCCACTGTTATAAATGAGTTGGAGGCAATTCAGCAAATTCAAGAAGAATACATCAACGCATTGGTATCGGAAACAAAAATGACCAACAAAAGCATCAAAAAGATGCTACAACGCAAGGTGAATATCTATTTATCAGCAGAAGAAGCTGTAGAATTAGGTATAGCTGATATAATTATTTGAGGTTTTTGAATGTCTGACTTAAGAAATATACTCCAACAAGAGTATACGAAGAAAAAGAGAACGATTACGCCTCAAGGCTTGATGGAAATGGTGGAAGAAACACTTGATGCCGTATACAAGAACTTCGCAGCACCTTCAGCGCCTCTGCAAGAAATGGCGCAGAGCCAAGCCAAAGAGTTTCTTTTAGTATTGCCCAAGTTTACTCCTTCGGAAGCGTGGGGGGATCCCAACTCGATGGAGCGCAAACAGATTACTCGTTTGTTTAATGTTATTGGTGGCGGGCGCACCATTGAGGGGAAGTTACAATTCCTTCAACGAATTGTTGTCGAAGGGAATCGTATTAGATCTCCCCGTCGTATTATTTCTTCTTTAATTATTTTAGAATCCTTGAGCGCAGTTATTGGCAGCTTTAACGCCGCATCGGCGGGCTTTGTCTTTGAGGGGTTCTTGGCTGCGCTTCTACAGGGCACGCAAGAGGCAGAAATTTCTGCAAAGGGAAATCTCCCCATCCAAGACCTGATCGCTTTCACGGAGACAGATAATCCGGTCCCCATTAGTTTAAAGCTACTTCGCATGGAAGGAGTTATTGAAGGGAGCTTCACCAATCTTATTGACGGGATAGATGAATTTGGCAAGATGGTTTATATTGTGGCGCGCAAAGATGGCGAATCAATTGCTATTGAGGAGTTTACATTCAATCAAGAGAACTTTATTGATGCACTAGTTCTAAATGCGCGAGGCAAGATGAAAGGAAAAGAGGGCGGCGCCGGCAAAGGTTTGTTTCAATTAGACGGGATGACCCCCGAACAATCAATTGAGCATCTAAAGTCAATTCCATCTTGGCCCGAACGGTATGCGGCCCTCCAGATGACGCGCGGATATTCTGATAGAGTGCGCTTGAAGCGCGCCACCCAGAACGCCCAAGAAGAAGGCGGCCTCGACCAAGATCCGGAGACACCTTTAGAAGAGGTGATTCGAGAAGAATGGACCCTCCTAACCGAATCTAAAGGAGGCACACAGTGGGCTATTAGCGCTAAGCAGCTTCCCACTTTTGACTTTGTTGATTACAAAAAGCTTGGCGAACTCCCATACTCATCCGCCGAGATTGAGAAAGTTGCCGCACGCAGCATGCAGCACTTAAACGGAGAACTATTGGAGTTGTTTTCCGCTACGAAGGATTTGTCTGAGAACATCAACAAGTACTTCACCATAGAAGCCCGCTCAAGCGCGATTAAATCGGCCGAACGGGGTATTGATGATACTAATAGAATTCAACAGTCACTAACGGCAGAAATTGGTCGCGACGAGTCTGAAGAAATTCCTTGACATCTTAACCACATGCGGTTATAATATATATACAACTGTGAGGTATGAATGAGTCGCGCATATGATGACAACCAAACACTACAACAAAAGATAATGAAAG